TCGTGCAGGACCGACCGTCGGATAAGGTGTGGACCTATAACCGCAGTAATGTGGTGATGCCGGATGATGGCGCGCCGTTCCGCTACAGCTTCAGCGCCCTGAAGGACCGCCATAACGCCGTTGAGGTGAACTGGATTGACCCGGACAACGGCTGGGAGACGGCGACAGAGCTTGTGGAGGACACGCAGGCCATTGCCCGTTACGGTCGTAACGTCACGAAGATGGATGCTTTTGGCTGTACCAGCCGGGGGCAGGCACACCGCGCCGGGCTGTGGCTGATTAAAACAGAACTGCTGGAAACGCAGACCGTGGACTTCAGCGTGGGTGCCGAAGGGCTTCGCCATGTGCCGGGAGACGTTATTGAAATCTGCGATGATGACTATGCCGGTATCAGCATCGGCGGGCGCGTGCTGGCGGTGAACAGCCAGACCCGGACGCTGACGCTCGACCGTGAAATCACGCTGCCAGCCTCCGGCACCACACTGATAAGCCTGGTCGACGGGACGGGGAGTCCGGTCAGCGTGGAGGTCCAGTCCGTCACCGACGGCGTGCAGGTGAAAGTGAACCGTATCCCTGACGGCGTTGCCGGATACAGCGTGTGGGGGCTGAAGCTGCCGACGCTGCGTCAGCGCCTGTTCCGCTGCGTGAGTGTCCGTGAGAACGACGACGGCACGTATGCCATCACCGCCGTGCAGCATGTCCCGGAAAAAGAGGCCATCGTGGATAACGGGGCGCACTTTGACGGCGACCAGAGCGGCACGGTGAACGGTGTCACGCCGCCAGCGGTGCAGCACCTGACCGCCGAAGTTTCGGCAGACAGCGGGGAATATCAGGTGCTGGCGCGCTGGGACACGCCGAAGGTGGTGAAGGGGGTGAGCTTTATGCTTCGCCTGACTGTGGCAGCAGACGACGGCAGTGAGCGGCTGGTCAGCACGGCCCGGACGACGGAAACCGAATATCGTTTCAGGCAACTGGCGCTGGGGAACTACAGGCTGACAGTCCGGGCGGTAAATGCGTGGGGACAGCAGGGTGACCCGGCGTCGGTATCGTTCAGGATTGCCGCACCGGCAGCGCCGTCACAGATTGAGCTGACGCCGGGTTATTTTCAGATAACCGCCACGCCGCATCTTGCGGTTTATGACCCGACGGTACAGTTTGAGTTCTGGTTTTCGGAAAAGCGGATTGCCGATATCCGGCAGGTTGAAACCACAGCCCGCTATCTTGGTACGGGGATGTACTGGATAGCCGCCAGTATCAATATTAAGCCGGGTTCTGATTACTACTTTTATATCCGCAGTGTGAACACCGTTGGCAAATCGGTATTCGTGGAGGCTGTCGGTCGGGCGAGCGATGATGCAAAAGGTTACCTGGATTTTTTTAAAGGCCAGATAACCGAATCCCATCTCGGCAAGGAACTGCTGGAAAAAGTTGAGCTGACGGAGGATAACGCCAGCAAACTGGAGGAGTTTTCGAAAGAGTGGCAGGACGCTAACGATAAGTGGAATGCCATGTGGGGCGTCAAAATTGAGCAGACCAAAGACGGCAAACATTATGTCGCGGGTATTGGCCTCAGCATGGAGGACACGGAAGAAGGCAAGCTGAGCCAGTTTCTGGTTGCCGCTAACCGTATCGCGTTTATTGACCCGGCAAACGGGAATGAAACGCCGATGTTTGTGGCGCAGGGCAATCAGATATTCATGAACGACGTGTTCCTGAAGCGTCTGACGGCCCCGACCATCACCAGCGGCGGCAATCCTCCGGCATTTTCCCTGACACCGGACGGGCGGCTGACGGCGAAAAACGCTGATATCAGCGGTAACGTGAATGCGAACTCCGGGACGCTCAACAATGTCACGATAAATGAGAACTGTACGATTAAGGGCATGCTGGAGGCGACCCAGGTCAGAGGGGATTTCGTTAAAGCTGTATCAAAAGCCTTCCCGAAAAAAGTCGGTACGTGGGGTAACACGGAAACGCCAGACGGGACGGTTACAGTCACCATCAGCGATGATCATAACTTTGACCGTCAGATTATTATCCCGCCCATTATCTTTAATGGTATAGCGTATACCGATCCGGGGAGCGGAAATAACCCCGGAGGCACGCGATACACAGGTTATGGTTTTGAAGTTCGCAAAAACGGCGTATTAATCGCATCCAGAGAAACTAAAGGGGCCATTCCCGGTAGTTACAGTGCGGTTATTGATATGCCGGGTGGCAGGGGAAGCGTCACTCTGGAGTTTAAGATTTTCCAGAAAGGCAATCAGGGGGCAGGTAATATCACCGACTGTACGGTGATTGTGACCAAAAAAGCCGCTTCCGGCATCAGTATTCGTTGAAATTGTTATAACCCATATAAGGGCACCAGAAATGGTGCCTTTTTTATTGCAGAAAAGCGAGAGGTAATTATGCGTAAAGTTTGTGCAGCCATTTTGTCCGCAGCCATTTGTCTGGCCGTATCCGGTGCGCCTGCATGGGCGTCTGAACATCAGTCCACGCTGAGCGCGGGGTATCTTCATGCCCCGACGAACGTTCCCGGCAGCGATGATCTGAACGGGATTAATGTGAAATACCGTTATGAGTTTACGGACACACTGGGGGTGGTGACGTCATTCAGCTATGCAGGAGACAGGAATCGCCAGCTGACCCGTTACAGCGATACCCGCTGGCATGAAGATTCTGTGCGTAACCGCTGGTTCAGCGTGATGGCGGGGCCATCTGTGCGCGTGAATGAATGGTTCAGCACGTATGCGATGGCGGGTGTGGCTTACAGCCGTGTGTCGGCTTTTTCCGGGGATTATCTCCGCGTAACTGACAACAAGGGGAAAACGCACGATGTGCTGACCGGAAGTGATGACGCTCGCCACAGCAACACGTCTCTGGCGTGGGGAGCTGGCGTGCAGTTTAACCCGACCGAATCTGTGTCCGTTGATGTCGCTTATGAAGGCTCCGGCAGCGGTGACTGGCGCACTGACGGTTTTATCGTTGGTGTCGGTTATAAATTCTGATTAGTAGCACAGCTTTATGACAGCCCGCCGGTTCAGGCGGGCTTTTTTGTGGGGTGAATATGGCAGTAAAGATTTCAGGTGTACTGAAAGACGGCACAGGAAAACCGGTACAGAACTGCACAATCCAGCTGAAAGCCAGACGTAACAGCACCACGGTGGTGGTGAACACAGTGGCCTCAGAAAATCCGGATGAAGCCGGGCGTTACACAATGGACGTTGAGTATGGTCAGTACAGCGTCATTCTGTTGGTGGAGGGATTCCCGCCGTCACATGCCGGGACCATCACCGTGTATGAAGATTCTCAGCCGGGTACGCTGAATGATTTTCTCGGTGCCATGTCGGAGGATGATGTCCGGCCGGAGGCACTGCGTCGTTTTGAACAGATGGTGGAAGAGGCAGCGCGTCACGCTGAGGAGGCGAAGAAGAATGCCGGAGAGGCAGAGACGTCAGCGAGGAATGCCGGCATATCAGCCAGTCAGGCAGAAGAGAGCGCTGCAAATGCTGACACTTCAGCAGGGGAGGCATCGGAGTCAGCCCGGCAGGCGGCAGAAAGTGCAGCCTCAGCAAAGCAGTCAGAGGATGCGTCCTCGTCCTCGGCTTCTGCGGCCGCTCAAAAAGCCAGTGAGTCATCACAAAGTGCAGCAGAAGCTGAATTGTCAAGAAAGACGGCAGAAAGTGCAGCCGGTAATGCATCCAGGGATGCAACGACCGCAACAGAAAAAGCCCGGGAGTCAGCAGAAAGCGCACAGTCAGCGGAACAAAGCAGGATAGCGGCGGAAGAGGCCGTAAACCGAATCCCCACCGTGGTGGGACCTCCCGGGCCAAAGGGGGAACAGGGGCCCGCGGGTCCTCAGGGGCCGAAGGGTGATAAGGGAGAGCGCGGTGACACCGGCCCTGTCGGGGCAACCGGCGAACGGGGACCGGCAGGTGATGCTGGTCCGGCAGGCCCGCAGGGGCCGAAAGGTGACATGGGAGAGCGGGGAGAGACCGGTCTGACGGGAAATGCAGGTCCACAGGGTCCAAAGGGAGATACCGGTGCAGCAGGCCCGGCAGGCCCACAGGGACCGAAAGGAGAAACAGGAGCGGCAGGTCCGGTGGGGGCTACCGGACCTCAGGGGCCGAAGGGCGACCCGGGCGAGACACAAATCCGTTTTCGTCTGGGGCCGATGAGCATTATTGAGACAAACAGCTATGGCTGGTTCCCGGATACAGATGGTGCGCTCATCACCGGACTGACCTTTCTTGACCCCAAAGATGCCACACAGGTTCAGGGGATGTTTCAGCATTTGCAGGTCAGATTTGGTGACGGGCCGTGGCAGGATGTTAAGGGGCTGGATGAAGTGGGCAGTGATACAGGCAGAACAGGAGAATGACATGAACATACTAAAAAAACTTATGCAGCGTCTGTGTGGTTGCGGAAAGCATGATGGCCGTGAACACGGGCAGTCACTTACAGCACAACTGCGACTGGGGCCGGCAGACATCCTGGAGTCAGATGAGAATGGTATTATCCCGGAGCAGGCCAGGGTAATCACTCAGGTGGTGATACTGGATGCGGATAAAAAGCAGATACAGTGCGTGGTAAGACCGCTGCAAATTCTGCGTGCTGACGGGAGGTGGGAAAATATTGGCGGGATGAAGTAACCCGACAGCTTCACAAAACCGGAGTCCGACTCCGGTTTTTGTGTTGCAATGTCCGGGGGATATTTGTTAAGTAGATGACAGAGGAGCTAATTTAACAGGGAGATAAATTAATGCCGATAAATCTGACATCTTATTTGGGGTTACAGGGGGCGAAAGTTGTCCCGGCAGTTGTTTTTTCTAAAATTTAGTCTTGTTGGGGAAAATGACATATGCCATTGATAACATCCAGCCTTTCATCAAATGTTGCTTTGCAGAGTATTGAAATATTACGTGAAGCTGCCAGACAAAACCTGATTACGAAAGCTATTACTATAAATGGGCAGAAAGTTGGTATTCATTATTATCACCGCCCTGACGTTTTTCTAGTTTCTGGTTGTAAGGATGGGATGTTAAAAACATTACTAGAGTTAGGGTTAAATGGTAGCAATGAGTCAGCCAAAAGGCTTCGTTCATGGCAAATTTCCTCTGTAATTGATACTCATCTGAGTTTTTTACCATTAGGTATATGCTATAAAATACTTTCAAGTTCTTTTCCTGTACATTCGGAAGAGGTTTTTTTTCCAAAAGAACATCTCAAGTGTCCAATAATATTAGATGCTCCAGATAATGGTGTTTTTATAAAGAACTCTGTAAGTGCAAAAGTTTGTAACCTATATGATAAAAATGCAATGTTAAAGTTAGTTATATCTGGTTCTCCACATCCATTAAGTAGAGAGCCAATAACAGAATCAATGATTATGAGAAAAGATGAATGTTATTTTGATCCCAAAACAGAGTCTTTTGTTGTAAATGATGTTTAATTTTTTTATTGGTGTTACTTTTAGTGGACTAAGTTGAAGGAGTGCGATAAATGCTGCCCACGACAAATATCTCTGTAAATTCTGGAGTAATATCTTTTGAAAGTCCTGTAGGTTCACCATCTAACGAGGATGTTAAAGTTGCACTCGAAAAGTGGTGCGCTGAGGGAGAATTCAGCGAAAATCGTCATGAGGTTGCATCAAAAATACTTAATGTTATAAGTGCTAATGGAGAGACTTTATCAATCAGTGAGCCAATAACAACATTACCAGACTTGCTTCCAGGTTCTCTGAAAGAACTGGTATTGAATGGATGTACAGAGCTTAAATCAATAAACTGTTTACCCCCCAACTTATCTTCATTAAGTATGGTTGGATGTTCATCATTAGAGGTTATAAATTGCAGCATACCTGACAATGTCAGTAATTTATCTTTATGCCATTGTAGTTCTTTGAAACATATAGATGGTTCCTTTCCTGAGACGCTCAGGAATTCCGTATATTTAAATGGGTGTAATTCATTAAATGAATTGCAATGTCAATTCCTTGCATATGATGCCAGTCAAGGCCGTGCCTGCCTGAGCAAAGCTGAGCTTACTGCTGACTTAATGTGGTTGTCAGTTAACCGAACAGATGAAGAATCTGCTGAACAATTAAATTACTCTGGATGTGACTTGTCAGGTCTAAGCCTTGCAGGTCTGAATTTATCATCAGTAAATTTTTCTGATTCCAGATTTGATGATGCTGATCTTAGTGGCTGTAACCTGTCAGGTGCATCTCTGAAAAACACATCTTTCAAGAATTCTGTTCTGGAGGAGTGTGATTTATCTTTCTCTGATTTGGCAAACAGCACAATCAGCGCATCGTTTGATAGAGCTAATTTTAGTGGTGCTAATCTTAACAGCGCATCGTTTATTGGTTCTTCATTTAAAGAAACACCTCCAGACCTGAAATATGCACAGTTGGCGGGGGCTATTATAGTTCCCGGGATGGAGCTTAGAGGTGCTATTTTAGAACAAGATAATATATCTTTATCTGTGCAAAATAATAGCATTAGTTTAGCTTGTTGTCAGATACATATTCCGGTGGGTTCAGAGAGCATAAACTCTGTTCTTGACAGCAGCAGAGTTCCAGATACTTCTGTCATGCGAACAATTAATTCAGTTGATTCAAAATATAACGATGAAAAAGTTCGGTCTGTGGAGGACCTGATAAGAACATTACCAGTGGGTATATTTGATAAATTTAATCCCTATCCGACATTGGCGTTGAGTAATGCTTTCAGTATTCCTCCATATCTTGAAAGTTCTTATGTTCAGGAATGGCTTCAGAATATATCCGAACGTTATTATAATACTATGACAGACTGGTGGTCTAAGTATCCTCCGGGCGATATGAGAGATAACCCTGCATTTAAAAATATGAATGATGGTGCATTTTTACAGGCTGGAATATATTTTGAAAAACATCCAGAAAAAATGTTGTCGTGCAATGATGTATTTATACAAATGGCTGCTTATGGTATGCAGTATGAAGGCGCAAAAAATCAGTTCATGAAATTATATGATAAATATCTGCAATACCCTAATGTAAATAAAATTGCACAGCAAAGCGATTTCGGTATAGGTGATGGCTCTGGTAAGCCAGACTGGAGTGATTTTAATAATGCATATAACTGGATTTTACTGTCATCATCGGATGATAATCTGGAAATGATGTTATCTTTAAATGATATGTATAGTCTGTTATCTCCTGATTCTTCAACATACTGGAAATCATTTTTCTTGTTTAAAGATGGAGAGCTCCAGAATACTAACGATTATACACTTGGGAAATTATTTTCACAGTCATTTCCATTGTTTTGTGAAGCATATAATGAAGCGTGCTCGCGTGTTTTCTTACCTGGTTTTTTAGATAAGATTATATCTGATGTCTCACTTAAGCAGATGTTTATAGATGCTCTGGAATCTGATAAATCAGAAATAAAAATAGTTGATTATACTCAGCAACAAAAAATTGGGGCTATATGGAAAGAGCATCTTGATGGTTGGAGTTTAGCTCCAGAACATTTAAAAACAATAACAGAAAAAACTAATATAGGGAGTCTTTCAGATACGGAAAAGGCTGAGATATTATTTTGTTTAGGTGCTGTTTTTTGTAAGTACTCGTCATCTGATATATTTGGAACGGAACATGAGTCTCCTGAGATCCTGCGTCGTTATGCAAATGGTCTTTTGGAAGAGGCATATAAACTGGCACCTGAGATATTTAACAAAAGAGAGTTTTATGATGATGTCAGGGACAGGTTGCAAGGACGGAATAATGCATTTTCATGCACTGCGGTTTTAGCTGATATATTAACAAGCCATGCAAAGGGAAATTTTACTGATATTTTTGAACAGTATTATCCATTAGCATGGCGTTGATGTCTGTTGCTACGTGATGCCAATATATATTGCAAATCACAGAGCAGGCAGCTCATTAAACTTGGTAAGCCTTGCTGCGATAAGGAAGGTTTACCATTGTGGTGTCATTAGCTCACATGTGTATGGGAGCTTTAAACGTTCCTGTTACTCGTTGGAACACCTGCCTTGCGGGGATAAAAGCTATGCTGTCCGTTATCGTCTGGGCTAGTGAATTGGTGGCACTGAAATATATAAAACCATATTAAGTATCAATATGAAAATTCCCGTTCTCCAGTCTGGCTTCAACTTTTTTGCTCCTGCTGGATACTCTGCTGCCGTAGCCCCTAATCGTGCGGACAATGCCTATGCGGATTACGTTTTGGATATAGGCAAGCAAATACCACTTTCCGCGGCAGATTTAAGCAACGTATACGAAAATGTCATTCGCGCCGTCCATGACAGCCGTAGCAGGCTCATCGATCAGCATACGGTCGATATGATTGGCAACACTGTACTTGATGCTTTGAGTCGATCACAGACCTTTCGTGATGCCGTAAGCTATGGCATTCATAATAAGGAAGTATACATTGGTAGCATTAAATACAGAAACGAATACGAACGTAACGAAGAATCCCCTGTCAAAGTTGATGATATTCAATCATTAACCTGTACCGAATTATATGAATACGATGTCGGGCAAGAACCAATTCTCCCCATTTGCGAGGCAGGAGAAAACGATAACGAAGAGCCTTATGTCAGTTTTAGTGTTGCGCCAGATACTGACTCTTATGAGATGCCATCGTGGCAGGAAGGACTGATTCACGAGATTATTCATCATGTTACTGGGGCTAGCGATCCATCTGGAGATAGTAATATAGAGCTAGGACCCACCGAGATTCTCGCACGTCGTGTCGCTCAAGAGCTGGGATGGAGTGTTCCCGACTTCAAAGGATATGCAGAGCCAGAACGTGAAGCTCATCTTAGGTTACGCAACCTGAATGCCCTTCGACAGGCTGCCATGAGGCATGAAGAGAATGAGAGGGCTTTCTTCGAAAGGCTGGGTATGATCGGTGATCGATATGAGGCGAGTCCTGATTTCACAGAGTATTCCGCTGTGTCTAACATAGGATACGGATTTATCCAGCAACATGATTTTCCTGGATTGGCTATCAACGATAATTTACAGGATGCAAATCAGATCCAACTGTATCATGGCGCCCCTTATATTTTTACATTTGGGGATGTGAACAAACACAATCAGCGCTGATTCGTCTTTGCAGTGACATAAGGTTACTACTCATACACTTTAACGGAGTTGATGATGGGCAATCGTGCAACATTGTATGTAAAGGCAACTCCCCTAATTTTACTGTAATAAGTGAGTATAGCAGGAATGGTATGGTCAGCATCGTACGTTGTGCACTTAATCTCAAGAAATCAGTAATTGATGAGGAGCAATGGCGGTTCGAAATTCTCTGGATTATTGGCCGCGGGTTTATGCTAATGCCGGAGGCAATATAAGTAACAAGAGGTTGTGATATTTAGGGTGATAATGCTGGTATTCAGTTATCACCCAATGCAGTAATTAAATAGCGCGAGCTATGCAATAATCATCAACGGTGGGCAGGTTTAATGCCATGCTCTGCAAGGTGTTGTATCAGGCGCTGGGCCACATCAGGTAGAGGCCTTGATGATTCATTTCGTACT